CTGAGGTGGTTCAGCAAAATGCCAGTTCAAGGCATCGCCACCATCGGATAAGTAGGCAGTTAAAGCAGCATCGGCGCCGGTAAATACAGCGCTTGGGACCGTAACCGTATCCAACTGACCACGCGCTTCGTTCCAAACGTCAAAAAATTGCGTCGCCACAGTGTCGGAAATGTTGTCGAAGCTCAGGCTCAACACCGACTTCGATCCACGGTTGCCGAACAAACGGCGAGTTACGACTCCACCCAAGGAAGTCTGGGCACGCACCGGAAATTCGGGTGCGGTGAAGTCCAATCCAGTTGGTGTGACTGCCGGAAAAGTAGCCATGGTTATTCCGTTACCCAGTTGGAATCGGTGCTCCACTCAGAGTAAAGCTCCAGTGTGCCATCGGACAGTAACGGCGAATGGACAGCCTCAATTTCATAGCCGTCATCGCTGGGTTGGATTGAATCGATTCGGTAGGTGCGGGTTACGATCTCGGAAGTTTTGACCGTGAACACCACTCCAGCTGGTGTTGCTGTTGTGCCGTTGTTACTAACAGTCAAGGTGCCGTCGATTACTTCGGCGTTTTGTTCACCGGTCCAATACACAACTGGGTAAGAGCCATCGGACAGATCGGTGGAAGAAACCAGCTTGCCGTCTCCAGTTACCGCCCCATTGATGAACTGGTTATAGAAGGTGTAATCCAAAGCCACCTTGATGAAGTCACCTGGTGCCAGTGAACTGGTCAGCGCTTCGTAAGTTGTGGTGATACGGACGGTGTGATCAGACAGGCGGCGGGCGGCAATGATGTAGCGGGCGGCTTTGAGCGCGTGGTTTTCGCTGGTGCAGAAATCGGAAACATCGACGCTTTCAATTTCGCCTTCGCCCCAAGTCTTGTGGTACGTGAACCGTTCTTGAGGTTCAGGGAATAGCCCGTACTCGGGATCGGAGCTTGAGGATGGAGCTTCGCCGCCGTAACGCTCAGTCCTGTACTTCACTGAAATTGAAATCGGCTGACGCTGCTCCGCTTCCACAGTGCGGAGTTCCATGCTGATGGCGTTGCCCGCAGTAAACAGTCCGCGAATTTCCGGTTTTTCTGGGATTGCCAGTTCCAAGTAAAAGACGCCGCCGCGTTCGATCAGTAGCAAGCAGTGAGCTGCTGCAGTGTCAGCCGCCCATTGGCGCCAGTTGGTGTTGTTGAGTTTGGGACCGTCGTAGAAGAAATGGTTGTCGAAGCAGAACTGAGCAGCGGCGGCAAAAGAAGCGGTGTCAATTTGCTCGGGGCTGATTTCATTGCCGACGCCATACCGAGTGTTCAGCATGAAGTCGTACAGGATTTCTGGGAACAAATGGCTTGCTTTAAACCCGCCAGTAAAGGTGTTGACTTTGATGCCTTCGGTTACATACGCCGAAAACTGCGAAAACTGTGACCACTCTCGCGTTGCCTTGGCATTGATGCCCACCAAACACAGGTTGTCGTATAAAGGCGTGGTTTCGTTTTCTTGCACCACGTTCACATACGTGATTTCGTGCTCAGGGCCAGATGCACAGCTCGTTGTAATTTCGTCGTAAACAAAAAATTCTGCAGCGCGAGCGTAAAAATCGACATATGTTCCATCGTTGTTGGAGCCGTAGGTTCCTTCAGTCCAGCTGATTCCGATCTCGCGTTTGGGGCGCAAATTTTGTATATCGAACATTTCAGAGCTGCTAAAGCCGCTCATAAAACTGCCCTTTGCAATAATTCTGCCGGCAGCAAAAGGTACAGTTACATAATCACCTTCAAAATCAGAATCGAGAAGAACAATACTTAGAGTCGTATTTCTGATCTCCCAGCTTGAGACTGGCTCAATGCGAACTTCCCAGCTGGCATCGCCGTTTAATGCAAAACGCAAGAAGTTAAACACCGGTGTTTCCTTTGCGCTGCCCACGCAAAAAACTGTATTTCCAGTTGTAATAAACGGCGTAGAGTCGTTAGGGTCACTGCGTAAAGACACTCGGAAAAAGCTATACCGCTTTTCTGGGGATGTAATTGTCCCAGAAGCAAATACTGCATTTGTCAAATTATCTTGGATGCTGGCACCGTCTAGAGCATCTGCAGCTTTGAAATTGATTGCTCGATAACCAGGCACACTATCCGGCGGTTGTTCAACGTTGATTACTTCTGTAATTGTATAAGCAAGCATGGAGTTACCTCCGCCTTGCAAAGGGATCATTACTGTGACCACATCGTTTACCTTATAGTCTTGACCCCCATCTGTTATCACAACACTCGTGATGATTCCACCGGAAACGGTGATAGTAAAAACAAGTCCTGTCCCGCTACCACCATTAGGGCTTAAAACATAGGTGCCGTCTACAAATGCCATGCCCGAGCTGGAGCCCGTAGCCGGAACTAAAGCTTCGACTGCGCCAGTTAGTGTTAATACATCAGTAACTATGTAAAAGAAAGTGGCTAAACCTGCCGTGTTAGTTGGCAAGGTAACACTGACCATGTCGGAAACCGCATAACCGCTACCTGCATTGACAATTGAACTTGCGACAATTCTTCCCCCAGATACGAGGAAAGACATTGATAAGCCAGAGCCAGATCCACCGCTAAAGCTACGAATATATGTACCGTCCTGGAGATTTGAACTGCCTGTTTGTTCCGCACTTATAGCGTTTACAACGCCAAACTCAAAAGCTGTAATCTCGCTAGGTACATCCGCAAAATTGCACATGCCTTGGATCTGCATGGCAACGGTGCTGCGAATGCCAATCTCAAAAAAGCGTGTACGACGGTTAAGTGTTACGCCTCCCAAAGCGCAGCGGAAAAGCTGCGGAAATGCTGATGCCGTGTAATACCGCTCACCAATCTCGCCTAAAGCGTAGTTTGTACCTACGGTGTCAAACAGCCATGGCTTAGATGCTCTTGTATCATCTGGATCATCTTCTGCTGGATAAATTTTGTTCGCGTCCGGTATATCAAAGAATCGTACATCCACCAGTCGAGTACCAGCTACACCTACCCTGCCAGAGCGCACCACTACAAACGTACACATCAGGCTTTCGCCTGGTGCGCCTGTGTCCTCGTCCGCCAAATTATCTTCGCCCTCTAAGGCATCCAAGCTGTAATCAGCCTCGCTGATAAATACAGGGCTACGTGAGATAAGAATTGCCAAGCATGAGCCGACCTTGTAAAGTTCTCCTTCTTGCAATGCAGCATCATATTGTTTTTGGCGTCCGGCAACTGATTGCGCCACGCTTACAAGAGTTTCTTCGCCATCCTGCGATCCAAGCTTGTTGTCGCTGTTGCGCTGGTTAACAACAATCGCTGGAGTTCTTCTTAAATTGCGGATTGCATCTGATTTGGAGCTAAGCATGTACTCAAATGTGTCGCCAACTACTAGGTCCACAAGTTCGCCTTCGCCGCCGCCTCGTGAGGTTGAAATAATTCCTGATTTGCTGCTGTAGCAGTATTTGTATTTCCAAGCTTCGGCTACGGCCTGTGCATCATCGGTGGCGTCGTACTCGTCGTCGTTTGCCTGTAACTGTCTTAGCGGGCGGATGCGTGGATTGATGCGATACCCCAGACCGTTGGCAATGGGCGAGTAAAGACCGAACGAAGTTGATGTGCTTGGCTTGTACGCACCACAGAAATATGGAACAAGATTGTCGGTTCCAATGTCTGGTCTAAAAATGTCTGAACCGTAAATGCCTTGTCCGCCGATATCATTACGCGACCCAGACAAGTAGTTGCCAACGGCCATACGACCGCCGTTTCTTACTGAATAAATAGCAATTCGCTGTAGGTTGCCGTCGAACGAATAGGCACCAAGGGTGTTGTTGCCAATGGCAAAGCTTTTCGGCTGGATTCTGCCGATTTCGCCTTCGGATACAAGGAAGACAGCACGCAGCATCTGGTTGCCGCCGAGTGACCAGATCTGGCTCCAGAGCAGTGGAGTGTTGACGCGGGTGCCGCCGTACCACTGCCCGTTTAGAAATTCGCGCTTGGTGTAAACCAGTGGGATTGGATCACCAAGTGGTGCGACATCTTGTACGGCTTCAAAACCGTAAGTTGGTGCAAAGGATGACGGGACTTGGAGTGTGTCGCCTTGACGTTGACGAGTTGTTAGTCGACCTTGCCTAGTGTCTTGAGGTTTTGGAAGTAATAAGGTTGAAACAATCGTGAAACCTACGCCGACAACAAGATTGATGATTGCAATAGCCAGTGCGATACCTGCCTCGCTTCCGGCAATAACAGCAGGCTGTGGTCCCTCTAATGCACGGCGCTGTACCTCAGCCTTGTACCAGCGCATCTCATCTTCAGTCAGCCCCAGTAGCTGTGCGATGTAGCGGTCTTGGGGCAGAAGTGGTGCGCTCATTTCCAGTCGTACCAGTCGAACTTGCGGAGGATATTGCCCGGTAGCCAACGGACGCCACGCTTGTGGCTGACGTGCAGTAAGCCGCCGTCGATCATCACTGCTGTTCCAATCTGATCGGGCGTCTCAAACACTGTAAACGCGCCATCGCGGGGAGTCTGCACTGGCACCAAGTGCGGCAAGATCAGCTTGTGGATGTCTTCAAATGCCTCGGCTTTGGCTAGCAAAATCAGCGTTGCCACGTCCATTGCATTTGGAGCAGGCAGGTTGAGGTACTCGCGGATGCGCGTGACCATGAGCAGACAATCGCAGCCCTCGTCACACGTCGGATCGTCACCAGTGACGTGCTTTTTTCCAATCCACTTGTGCCAGTTCATGAGATTACGAGTGTTCCAGAGCTTGGGACGCTACCGACAAGGTTGCGGGATAAGAAGCGCCCTGGACCCTGCCTAGTTGCATCGCCCGGACCACGCAACACAAAGGTCAGGATTTCTTGGTCGTGGCTGAAGCTGCCGACGACCCACAGCTCACGCGAAATCATTGCTGCCTCGCTCAGCGAACTGATGTTGATCTCCCGCGTGGTGACCTCTGCCAAGTAGCGGTTGTCGGCGGCTTCCTTGGCATAGTTGACCGAGATCGTGTTCAGTGGCACCACCAAGTTGCCTTGGGAGCGTTCGCCTGCGGTCTGACCAGCGCCTTGCCCATAGCCAAAGGGAAGGAAATCACTGGGGCGATCCACGAAAAAGTTCTGCCACAGCGGACTGGTCGTGGCAAAAGTTTCTCGGTTGCGAAACTGCAAGTAGTTGACGGTGGCGACTGACATCAGCTCATTCCTACACGCTTGCGGGTTTTGACGCTGTTTTGCAGGGCGCCGATTGCCAGCTCACGGCCACGCAAGGCGGATTGAGTTGCCAAGCGCTCAGCCTGATCGCGGGTCACGTACTCCACATTATTGATCACCTGGGATTCGTATTTCACATTCAGGTAGCCAGGCTCACTGGTCATCTTTTCAAGTCGCTCGCGTTCGTAGCGGCGTTCCAGTGCCGTCTGCTGGCTCATGATCTGCATCCGGTTTTCTTGGAACCGCTCGCTCTCGCGGATGGCGGCGCGGGTTGCCACCGTTCCATCAGAAGACTCATCGGCTACAGCTTGACTGGAGTCGCCAATCTTGGTAGTCAACGAATCCAAGAACGCGCGGTTTTCGGCTACAGCACCACCGAGTACGCCTTCGCCGCGAACGCCTGTCGCGTAGCGCATCATCGCGGAACCCATTTTGCTGGCTGGGATGACGTACTCCGGTTCGCCGCCTTCACCAATCACCGCACTGGTCGGTCCAGTTACAAAACCGCCTTCGGCAAATGCTCCAGTTGGGAATAACTTGCCGCCTTTTGGCGTTAGAGCACCTGCGCCAGAAAGATTTTTGTTCGCAGTGCCAAATGTGCCACCAGAACCGCTCAAGGCAGTAAAGATTGTTTGCAAAATAATCAATGTCATTTGCTTGGCAATAATTTCAACCGCCATGCTGATAAACGCGTCGCCAATCTTTTTGAACGCATCCGCTAGAGCTTGCTGGGTTGATTTGGCGCCCGTGATTACTTCGCCAAATGCCGTACTAAACGCATCGCCAATAGCAAACGCGCCATTAACTATCGCATCAATTTTTAGCTTAACCGGATCAAGTTCTTCTTTTAGCTTAGAAATTGCTGTTGCTAAACCATCGGCAACAGTGCCTTCGCCTGCAACACCAAACTCGGCGCCTTCCATTGCTTTTTTAAATAGCTTGTCGGCTTCTTCTGCCTGTTTTTTGAGCGCTTCAGTTTGAAGGTCTATCAGATCAAGGCGCTGAATTTCTGAATTGAGTTGGTTCAGATTTGTTTGCTGTTCGGCATTTTTAAGTTCAGAAATCTGCTTGGCCCGATCCTCAAAATCAAATTGAATTTGTAGGCGTTTACGTTCAAGCTCATCGGCTTCACTAAGCAGTAATACTTGACGCTTAAACTCATTGCCAAGACGATCACCTGTTTCAAGTGAACGTTGCAATTCCTCTGCAAGACGTTCTGCTTCTTTTGCTGCTTTTTCTGCAGCACGTTCGGCTTCTGATTTGCCAGTTCTCCCACCCGCAGTAGTGCCGGCGCCAAGTGGTGGCAGGGTCCTAGCCGTCTGTGGTGCTGTGACTGTTGGTTTTACTTGCCCAGTGCGAATGCCAAATGCTTCAATTAGATCACGTTCACGTTGCGCTGCAATTTGTTGAAACTGCCTATTTCTTTCAAAAGGATCTCTAATCCTACGTCGATTGACGATATCACTTGCTTCGGCCTGAGCTTGCCTTAGGATCTCTTGCCTGCCACGTTGATCCAATCCAAACGCTTTTGCTCTGGCTCCAGTATTCAAAAGCTCATTGATTGTATTAACAGCAAAGATTGCTTCATTCAAAACTGCTTTGATGGCAGGCGTTAGTGCTGTGCCAATCGATCTTGCTAATCCTTCAATGCCATCTTGTAGCGTGCTAAACCTGCCATTCAATGTGTCACTTTGCGCAATCGCTCCATTCGCATATTTGCCGCCTGCATCAGTCAGATTTTCAATCGCAAACTGTACCGCTTCCGCACTAATCTTCCCTTTTTGCAACGCATCTTGAAATTCTTCGCCACTTAAGTTGTATTGCTTACGCAACTCTTGCTGCAGCGCAACGCCGCGCTCTTGAAACTGTAGAAGTTCTTCGCCTTGTAATCTGCCTTTGGCTTGGACTTGACCATAAGCGGTAACCAGTCCTTGTAATTCTGCGCCGGTCGCACCACTTACATCAGCAAGTCTGCGCGTCGTTTCTACAACTCTGTCAGCCTCAACGCCAAATGCCTGCAGCCGTTTTGCTGAATCAATAAGTTCCGCGCTTGTAAAAGGAGTGACAGCGCCCAACTGCTGCAACTCTTTAATGATTTGACCAGCTTTTTGAGCACTCCCCGTTAATACTTGAAGGCTTTTTGCTTGGCTTTCAAGCTCTGCGGTTTTAACAAAAACAAACCTAGCTGCTTCAATCGCGCCAAATGCAGCGGCTAGTTTCCCGACTGCTGCGGTTATCCCGCCAAACGCACGTTCTGTTTTTTGTGATTGAGCTTCAACAGCTCTTAACTGACTGACCGCATTGCGGCTGTCGACGTTAATGGCAACGTTGGCGACAACCGACACGACTTACCTACGGCGTTGCTTCATTCTACGTTCTTGCTCCTCGTTGGTCAGATCAAAATACGCCGACCACAGCAGTAGTTCTTCCATGGTCACTTCGGCGTTTAGGCGGACCAATGAATACCCAAGCTCTTTGGCTACACCAAGTTGCAAAAGCAAAAGATTGTCCTTTTGAAGCTCAGCCTTTAGTGCTTTTCATGTCGAGTTCTTGCTTCTCTTCTGGGTTGGTGATAATTGCGAGCATCATGGTTTGAAGATCAGCGTCGAGCACTTCGTTTTTAAGCTCTGCGATCTCACCAGTCTGAAACAGGCGTTGCCCAGCCTCATCAACCGCTTTGGTTACAAGCAAATTGAGTGCAAAGCCATTAGCATCTTCTCCGCCAGGCATCTTTTGAGCACGTTCGCGCTCTGCCATCGTTAAAGCTGTGGCGTAAAACTCAAAGTTGCTGCCATCGGTCAAGGTGACAACACGCTTGATGGGCTGAAGATTGGCAGCCTTTTTGAGACGAGCCAGAGCCGATGATCCGGTGGCAGGCATAAAAAATCAGTCGTTGGTTATTACTTTAGACATAAAAAAGCCCCCAGCGCAAGCCGAGGGCGTTGATTGTATCTCTGAGATCAGAGCAAAGTGCTGAAATCAAATTCAGGCATCCCGCTGGGACGGAAGGTGATTTCCACCTGCTGAGCATCGTCTGGATTGATGTTCATGCTGGCAGTCAGCAAGACAGCATCCATGGTGATGCTACGGCTGAGGGCTTCAGTGCCTTGCTTGTCGGTATACAGCTTGAAGGCGCAACCAACCTGCTGACGCTGCAGCACGTCTTCCATCATCCGATTGGACAAAGCCGAATCTTCGTTGGTGACGTAAATGGTTGCACTGCCAGATCCATCGGCAAAGCCAGGAATGTAAGCCCGGAAAGGAGCGTACTGACCAACGGTTTGACCGATGGTGGTTACATCAATTTCCTCGCGGCTGATCTCAAAGCTCCAAGACTGAACTTGACCAACAGCAGCGAAGCTGGCATAGGCAACTTGAAACTCGTTAGGTGCAGCGGCAGTGCCATCGTCGGTGATGGTAATGCTTGCACCACCAAGAGTTGCAGAAACTTGAAGCACGCCAGTTGCCGGTGCGTAAGCAATGACGTAATACGTGGTAGCTGCAGTAATGCCGGCGGGTAAGGTGCCAGTGCCAGCACCACCAGTTTGGCTGTTGACAACGCTGAATTGCACCGGATCGCCAACCTTGAAATTCAGGTAAGGAGCGACAGTAATTTCATCGTTGGCAACGCTGACATTGGCTTCACCGAATGTACCGGTGGTGCCAGCAGGTTTGTAATACAGGGCGCCGGACGTACCGGACAAAACAGTAACAGCCATGTTGTGAACGGTAGTGGCTACGTCTAGTCTAAATAGGCTTCGAAGGTAGCAGTCAACTGAGTTTGGTAATACGGCTCAGGTGATGCTGGGAGAATTTGAGCTGGACCAGAAGCTGCGTCGAAGATGATGCTGCTGAATTTGGCACGGTCGAATAAGTCTTTGATGCGTTCTGCAATGGTGAGGTTGGCGCCAGTGCCAGATCCTGCGGGAGTAAAAATGTTGACGACTAGCGTGCCGTTTTGGCGATTGAAACCAGTGGACGGACCGATCAGGGTTGCATAGGCGTTATCGCCAAAGCGGATTGATGCTTGAATCCACGGTGTGTTATTTGGTGGTGTAAAAGGGATGTTTTCGTAACTGACTGGATAGGAGGGTGCTATTGCCATTTGAGTGGCGATACGTCCTTCGATAGCAGCGCGGACATCGTTTAGTGTGCTGCTCATGATTGCCTCCCGATGCGGTCAGCCGCTATACGCACCCTACCTTGAACATCTTTGGCGATGCCCTGAATCCAGCCAGCAGAAGCCTGCTTACTGCTGCCATTAGCAAGAGGTTCGGCATAGGGCAAATTATTGTGAACACTGTAGATATTGCCTAATTTTTCTTGACCTGCTTGATAGTTGTAAGCCCGCATGGGCACATTGCCTGAGTATTGCCCAGGAGGAGGAGGTGTACTATTGGCTGCGTTTTCCCCTACTTGCCATCCAAAACGAAACCTGCCGGTATCAACTGGGCTTTTGTTTTTAAGCAAAAAGTCAGTTTCCAACACAGTGCTTCTCAGCAGCTTTTCCATCTGCTGACTGGCGTAATCGCCAATATCGCCAATCTGAATCGTGCGTGCCATTAGACCCTCAAGATCAGTTCGTAGGTAATGGGCGTGTTGTCTTGCTCGATGGTGTCAACACGAATAACCTGATGCGTTACACCACCGATGATGACTTGATCAGTTGCAGTAGGTGGATTAGGTACATCACCCGCAGCAATCAAGAACCGTTTGTCTGTTGCCTGAATCAGGTCATTAACCTCGCGCAGGTTAACATCCTGCAGCACACCACGGATTGATGTATCAGTCGTCGTCTGGCTGATCGTGCCAGTTGTAGGGTTATAAACGCCAGGCACAATACGACGGATTGTTGCCAACCCGCCAAACTTCGCCATCAACTTGGTGGCAGTCTTCCGTAGCGAACCAGCAAGTGCCATCAGATTTTATACGCGATACATGCTCCATTCTGGAGCTGGATGCTTGTAAAGTAACCAGTCAGGTGTGCGCCTTGATCTACTGATGCGCCAGAAAAGCTGTTGTCAATAATGTTAGTTGAAACGATTGCAGTGATCGTGCTGTTTTCGTAAAAGTCGATGTGATGGAACTTGCCAGTATGCATAGCGGTATCAGTGATCAGCTCGGCACCGATTGCGTAATCAACATGACTGGCGCCGCCGTGTGATTTAGCCATGATCAGATTTTGTAAGCGATAACGCCGCCACCGTTATTTAAGGTAAAGGCCGTGAAAACTCCTTGAATTTCAAAACCTGCAGGGAATGATTCGCCAACGGGGCTGTTACCTGTCCAGTTTTGAGCCGTCAGTGCAGCAAAGCTAGT